GTTTAGAATATCATTACCAGAAGATGAATGTGTAATAAAACTGCAAGAGTATTGCAAGTTCTCTTCTACCCTTTTAAAAATACCAGTAATATCAAAACCTTTGTGTGTTGATGCAAACTGCCACAATAATGTAAATCATTATGTGGAAACTTATGGTGGAGAAAGAATAAGTGGATATTATTTGATTACGGATACTGAAGATGAGACTTATGGATGTGCGATATACCATAGTATCTGGAAAAACACTTATGGAGATTTGATAGATATAACACCTTTTGAAGATGGTAGAGAGTATAATATGTTTTCTGCAATGAATACTGCAGAATATTACTCTGGAGTTGCTTACGATGGAAAAGTTTATAAAATATTAGAACCGGGACTTAATGTAATCTAATGTTACCAAAAATACTTTCGCAGGATTCCAATTATGATGAATGGTGTGAACAAGAAATAATAAATGCCTATAGAGAGGCTGCAGAATGCGATGAGTTTATGTTTGGAGATTATGACTATTGTAAAGAATGGTTAGGCGCAAATAACTGATTAATTATAGATAAAGGAGGTCACACCTCCTTTTTTTATGTCTAAAAATCAACTTACTAAAGATGAAATAAAAATTCGCGTTCTAAAATTAAAAGATAGATTATATCGAGACCAACCAGGTTGGGACTCTAAAGGACTTGCTCATAAATATCTGAATGAAGTTCTTGATATAATTGATGAGTATAGATATTGACTATGAAAATCCTTGGATGTATAATGGAGTTCCATTTGCCAGTGCTGATATAGATGACAATTTTGGATTCGTTTATTTGATAGAAAATAAACTAAACGGAAGAAAATATATCGGCAGAAAGTACTTGTGGCAGTTTAGAACTCCTAAGGGGAAAAAACGAAAGGTAAAAACGGAATCTAATTGGAAGGATTACTATGGGTCTTGTCCGGAACTTAAAGAAGACATTGACAAATTGGGCAGAGAAAATTTTAGTAGAACTATCTTATCATTACATAAAACAAAGGGCAAAACAAACTTTGAGGAGACCAGACGACTCTTCACCCACAATGTCCTTACGGAAGGACTTGACGACGGAACACCAAGGTACTACAATAGCAACATCCTCAACAGGTACTTCCGAAAAGATTATTATGAACGCAACGACTGAAGATATCGTCGCTCATGTGAGATCCTGGTCTCTTGATCGTGCTGCAGATATGAGTATTGATAAAGAGGATGCTCGTGCTATTCTTGCTGAGTTTTATGAATGGATTGAACCAGAAGATGATGAACTTGAAATTGTCTCTTTAGAACCAGAATCTTGACAAATCCTAAATAAAAACTTATAATGCTTACAACCCACCCCATAAAGGTGGGTTTCATATTATTAGTCCTTGAGTGACATTTAGAGCCTAGGAGATTGCCCCTTGAGAAAGGGGAAGTGCGCTTTCTCTATTAGGATGTAGAGTTCTATTAAAATTAATGCAACAATTCTTTACTGTAGCCCTGCCCATTTTGGCAACGGTTACAACCAATGTGGCAACACTGCCATTTCAGAATTATAAGATGCAGGGGCCTCCCCCACCTCCTTTTTCAATTGTTAAGGAGTTCGATCTTAAAACTGAAAAGACAGCGACCAAAGAGGTTGCTCCCGAAAAGCCAAAAGAAACAAGGCTAATTTGTAAAGGGTGTAATGAACATGAGAATGCTACCCTGGCATATTTCCAGGATCGTGGTATTAGAGACAGAAACGCCCTTGCTACCATCATGGGCAATATTAAGCAAGAATCTATGTTCGTGCCTAACATTTGCGAAGGTGGTAGTAGAACCAGTTGGAGTAACTGCGGTCGTGGTTACGGACTGATTCAATGGACATCTGCCAACAGATATTATGGATTGGGTGATTTTGCTAAAAAGTTCGGTGGTTCTCCATCAGAACTTCACACGCAACTTCGTTATCTAACGACTGAGGTTCAATGGCAACGAATTGAAGACCGGATGAAAACTCCTGGTAAGTCTATCAATCGTTACATGGACTATGCGTATAGTTGGATTGCGTGGGGCATTCATGGTGCCCGTACTTCGTATGCTCATCAGTATGCTTCCAAACTGATCATGGTAGAGGTTTGATAAAATAGAATATAAAACTGAATAATAAATAGAGGAGAGCGGTTGCTACTCCTCTTTTTTATGTTCAATTTTAACTTCGGAAAGAAGAAACCAGATAAGAAGCAAATAATCCTCATAAGCATCATAACCAGTGGTATCGTAGCAACCCTCTCCCAATGCACTGGAGCGTCCCAGGAGCGTCTCTGGGACCTTCTAGATGAGTTTCAGAGGGTTCTCTTCCCAGGCACAATAATCAACGATGTCCTACTCCAGGATCCTGGAGTGGTGGATCGTAGGGTTAAGAGAGATGTTGATAAAGCTATTCGTGACTATGAACGCTTGACAAGGGACTCAGAACCACCTAGAGTACCTTTGCCCAGGTTGATAGAGAAAGCTCTAGATACTTCTAAGTGTTACACTGAAGAGTGTAAGAAACTTGGAGGAGAAATGAGACTCTGTGCTCCATGGGTTGACACCTGTAAACCAGAGTGATAAAGTGAATGCATTGTGGTGGAGGATTGGCAGAGTTAGGTTTAATGCAGGGGATTGCTAATCCCCCGATGTCTTTAGGGGCATCCGTTGGTTCAAATCCAACATCCTCCGTATGGGAGATTAGCTCAGTGGTAGAGCAATGTGCTGATAACGCAGAGGTCGCTAGTTCAAATCTAGCATTTCCCACTTGACAATCAAATCCTAACCTGGTATGATTGTCTCACGGGTTTTGAGGGTCCAAACCTCAAGTAAATCCCACACCTCCCATGCCTCTCAACGATGCACAAACAGGGGAGGTCTCTTGGGCATATAGTGAAGTGGACTATCACACGGCTCTTCTAAAGCCTTATCCTTGGTTCGAATCCAAGTATGCCTGTTGGAGTTTATCTCCATATATAAAAGTGATAGAGGGTAAGCCTCTGTTATATCCTTATGAGGTATATTACGCTTACTCCATCAAAATGTAGGAAGTGCAATCCCTCTCGCTGGTTACGACTAGATGAAGGAAAAGGTGATTCTGTCCGCACATAGAAATCCCTCCTACCACCAAGTCGTTGTGGCGGAATTGGTAGACGCGCTGGGTTTAGGTTCCAGTAGATTAATCTGTGAAGGTTCAAGTCCTTTCAACGACACTTGACAATCAAACTAAAATAGTTTATGATTGTCTCACAAGCGGGTATGGTGTAGCGGTAACACGCCATCCTTCCAAGTTGGAATCACCGGTTCGAACCCGGTTACCCGCTTACCTCTGGTAGTCTATTGGTAAGGACAGGCGGACAACGCACTTGGAAACTGGGTTCGATTCCCAGACAGAGGAACATTCCCTTATAGCTCAATTGGCAGAGCACGAAGCTGTTAACTTTGGGGTTCCTGGTTCGAGTCCAGGTGGGGGAGTTGGAAGTGATCCTGCGATAACCTCAAGAGCTCTCCTTCCAACTAAAACCTAGAAATATTTCTAGGTCAGGGGGATGGCCTCCCCTGTTTCGGGCGATTAACTCAGCGGTAGAGTGCGCTCCTTACAAGTGTGAAGTCACTGGTTCGAATCCAGTATCGCCCATTTCATAAATACTTACAAAAAGAGTATAATGGAAAAACTGTTTAAACTCTTAAGTGATGCTCAGGCATCACTTTTTGTTCTATTTCATAAAACTTGGGTCTATCATTGGAATGTTGTTGGAAAAGATTTTCAACAACTTCATACTCTTTTTGGAGAGCAGTATAATACTATTTTTGAAGAGATTGATAGACTCTCAGAGCATATGAGATACTTAAATGTAAAACCTTTGAGTAGTTTAAATCGTGTTCTTGAGGTGTCCAAAATCAAGGAAGCAACAAGTTCTGTGAATGATGAAGGAATGATTTCTGATCTTCTCCAGTCAAACATTGATTTTTGTGATATAATGAGTAAGATATCTGAGGAAGCAGAAGCACAAAAGTCATATGCTACAGCAAATCTAGTTCAGGATTTAATGGAGTCTCACGGCAAGTTTGTTTGGATGCTCCGCTCATTTTCAGATACAAGTTCAAAAAAAGTTCAAGAAGAAGTAGAAGAAGTTATTGAAGAAATAGAAGAAGAAATAACAACTGAAGAATAATTGAATTATGGAAAACTTAAAAATCAGATGCCGTACTTGCGGTAGAGAGTTGGAGGGACATCCAACAAAAACTATAACTTGTGGTTGCTCAAATATGGCAACAATTCGTGGAGATAAGATATCAGCACTTGACTTATCTCAAATTGTTATGTTAAACTCATTAAAGCAAAATCAAAACAAAGGTGTGTTGACTTCCCAAGATATTGCTTGGCAAGAAGCACGCCGTCAACGTAAAGTACGAAGACTTGATTTTGAAGTCCGTTGAGGACTTTTTGGAAGGTCAATCCGATTGGCGACGGAACCGCTCTTGAAAAGCGTTGAGGTGTTAAAGCCCTTGGGAGTTCGACTCTCCCACCTTCCGTTAAGATAAATTACAAATTTAATAATTGTTTAATGAGTGTTACAGAATGAACACAAATTATTGACTATTAAATTTCTGGAACTATTATATAGTAGTAATACGAATTAAAAAAATGGATCAACGCACCTATGACAATTGGGTGAAGATCAAAGCAACTTTTGAAACTTCTGGCAATACTGATAACATGTTCTATAAAAGAGCATGTGAAATTGTAAGAACAAAAGTAGATCCTTTAGCAAAATTTCTTGGAGGTGAGAAATGATGCATGAACAAGAAGAATTCATTACACGTTCTGAAGTTCAGGAGATGATCGATGCTGCAATACGACGACACAACCGTAATGCTTCTATCATTAGTATGTGCGTCGGTTGGGTGGTTCTTGCTCTATTTGCTGAAGGACTTTTGAGACTAGTAGGAGTCATTCCGCCATTACTGCCATGGTTAAATATTACCCTGAAATAATAGGAATCGTTTTCCTTTTAGTATTTGCTGCCACCATGTTCTATCAAGGAACATGCATTATGAAAGGGCAGCGTGGTTATTCTCTACGGGATTATCTTAAACAAGATAGTACTAATATGCGTAAAAGAATAGAAGAACTATTAAAAGATAAATGATTGTTTTAACAGAAGAAGATCTGCAAGAACTAAGGGAAAGAGTTCTCAAACAAAAAATGGATGAACTCTTTGAAGAACCATCAACTTACGAGGACGAAGAAGATGAGTAGTACAATTTTTACGACAATGACTATTTTTGGTCTTGTTGGTTTCTTTATCGTATGGGGACTTACTCATGCATATCCACAATAAACAAAGGTACAACTTTGCTATGTCTGCATTTGTAAGAATGTATGGACATTCCGTCATACATAATCACGACATTAAGCAATTTTGTGTTGAGTGGTCTAACTGGGAAGTAAATGCTCCACTTTCAGGGCTTGACGAAGTAGATCAATACATGTATTATGAATACAAGCACTGGAGGGGAAGATGATTTTTCACATCGTTGAATCACTTGCTTCAAATTCATTCTTTCTTTATCTCTGTGGAATGGGGTTGACAGTCGTTCCTTTTGCTGGTATTATGTTTATACATAGAGAGAAGTAGCGGAGTATCGCCTAACTTGGTCATGGCACCTGCTTTGGGAGCAGGAATAATTTCGGTTCAAATCCGAATACTCCGATCATAAAAATCACTTTATGAAAATGTATCAAGAACTAAACGAACTTCAATCATTTACAGTCGAAGAGTTTCAAGCAGATTTTGACAATCTTATAAATAGAGTAGAAAATGGTGAATCATTTATTATACGGGATGGAGATAATAGCGCAGTGATAGTTCCTTATAACGAGACCATAAAGTACGCAGTAGAATCAATCGTGGATGATGAACTGATACACATTCACACCGATCACGAAGAAGGTTCCTGATTGACAAAGCATTCCAGATTCGCTAAAATAAATCTGGATTTAAGCGAGTGAGACTTGGTAGTCAGAGGAGTCTTATAAACTCTTTCCGCCAGATTAGCGGCTTTGACCTGGTTCGAATCCAGGCACTCGTATTGCTATTCGCAAATAGCGAATAGCAAATGCTCGTTTACCCATCTGGTTGAAGGGACCGATCTCATAAATCGGCAGAGGTCAGTTCAATCCTGACAACGAGCACTTGACAGAAACTCTGTCAAACCCTTATAATACTAAGGTCAACATTCAAAACAATGACTCTCACAGCAAAATTCAAGAAAGACGTTCAAACCCTTCGTGGTGCAGCAAACGGTGACTTCTACCTTGATGTAAAGAATCCGAAACTTTATAAAAAGGTTCGCCGCTTCTATGAAAACGAAGGTGTAGTGTTTTCTGGTGATCCTCTGGATGATTATGAAATGCTTATGGAATATGTTCTTGCCGATCTGGAATCTGTTGAGGTTGCTTAATAATGAATTCTAGAACAATATGTTTATCAGTATCCAAAAGAAACAAAAAGTATATGGATATTATTGAAGAATATATGGATGAGTTTAATTTAAATAAAGCGCAAACAATATTCAGAATTATATTTGAGTATGATAAATTAAGAAAAAAATAATAACTTCCATTAAAATTAAAAGTTTTAAATATATTAAATAGTCTCGGTATGACTTAAAACTAGCCCTGGTCGGTGATGAAAACCCCTTATGTCTAAAAC